CGATATGCTTCTTGAACAAGCTGAACACTTTGTAAAGACTGATACTCTATTGGGATTGTCGGAAGATGATGTTGAGCGAGCTATTAAAATATTGAACCAACGAAAAAAGTATTGATTATGAAACGTGAAATAAAATTCAAAGGAAAAAGCACTGATACGGGGAAATGGATATATGGATTTCTCTCTTTTTTCTATACTGCCGGAAGGGACGAAAACGGACTTATCTTCACAGACAAGGCAAAGATATATTCTCCGGAAAACTGCCGGTGCGATGACGTATGGGCTGAAACTGTTGGGCAGTTCACCGGCTTATGTGATAAGAACGGTAAAGAAATATACGAAGATGATATTGTTGAATGCAACGGAGATATATGTAAGGTTATGTACAGTAATCATTATGCCGGATTTGCGCTTGATAAAAAAGGTTGGCTACATCTCCACTTCTTTGGAGAAGCATTTAGTAATGAAGATTGTCTTGTTATTGGCAACATACACGATAACATTGAGTTATTGAAATAAAACAACTATGAGTAATTTAGAACACGTCGCCACAATTGATTACTGCTACTGGAGATTGGGAAAGTTGAATGAGGCTCTTTCCAAGCCTAAATCGACTATGGAGCAGTTGGTTGATAAAGCCTGCGGTTATAATGAAGTAGAAGAAGTGAAAAAGGAAGCTATAACCCTTTTGGAACAGATTGTTGAAAGTAAAAAGGCTATCGGTGTGAATTATTCGGGAGATAGCAAGTTCCTTGATAAATTAAAGAACAAAGAAACGCATGAGTAAACTATACAAAGCAACCCTCTTCGGTAAATCATTCATTATAGGATGGTTCAGTTATGCAGATAAATGGTATCATAATTTAGTATAATAAAATAATGGATATAACAGAATTAAAAATCGGTGACCGGGTGAGAATAAAACTCCCGTCACCACAAGGAGAAAGACTTTCCATACCCATGCAGGTAATAGGGATGCTTTCTAGTTTCAACAATCCAAGCCCTAAAGATACGGTATATCTTGACTTTGAAGGAAATGAGGGAGATATATGGGAAGAAGAAGTACAAAATTTAGTGTTTTCAGACAATGAAGAGAAGTCATGAGAAGAGCAGACAGAATAATCAGAGACAGACATTCCCGCATCCCGGACAAATACAAGAAGATTGACACTACGGTCAACGGGGATGTAGAAAGCCTTGCCGAACAACACAAGGAAGTGGAAAGAAGGCTATTCCCTCTACGCCTTAACAAGACCACTGTTATTTACGTCACAAAAGACAAACAGAATGAAGCATATGCAGCGAAGGCGCGTAAACGGATGGGGATAGCAGAACCGAAGAAAACATTTGTCGACCCGCTTTCGGAAGAAAACATTACCAAGTTGTACAAGGAAGAAAATATACAGCCCCGCAGAATGGCAGAGATGCTGAATGTAAGTGTAAGGACGATATATCTAAGGTTGGCTAAGTATGGACTTACAAAAGTTAAATGCAGATAATATGAAAGAGAATAATATTTTAAACAAAGAGATTTATGCAGAGGCTATGATAGCAGCCTCTAAGGTTGATTTCCTTGAGAGCAAGGAAGAGGTTAAGATGTATGCTACTTCGCTGTATAACGCGATGATATGGGGTAGAAAAGTAAAATATTAAGTTTTTTATTTGGCGTTATAGAAATTAGAGGTATATTTGCAGCGTTACACTTTATGATAGGCAGACGGTTGTCTGCTATTAGCAGGCATTTTTTATGCTTGTAAGTACGCTGTATATATAATACAACGGCTGTTTAACCCCGTGCTATTGCTTAATGGCGTAGCAACTGCCTATCAAGGAGTGTAACGAACGGGAAGTGAACAGCCGTTTTTCTGTTCTATAATGCCAATAAATTCGTTATAACTATGGCTAAAAAGATTATTTTATCAAAGGAGAGTAGCGAAAGCGAAATCAAAGCGTATTTCAACGCAGTGTTAAAGTTGTCACAATCTGATGACGAGTTTCCCGTAAATCTCGATGAAGTTTGGCCCTTAGTCTATTCTGAAAAAGGAAAGGCTGTTAGGGCATTGACTTCAAATGAACAGTTTATTGAGGGGGTTGATTACAAGACGCTTGCCCAAAATGGCAAGCAAGATGAAGTAAGTTGGGGAGGTAGTAATAAAATTGATTATAAACTTACCGTTTCCTGTATGGAGTTCTTCATTGCAAGAAAAGTAAGAGCCGTTTTTGAGGTGTACAGGGAAGTATTCCATCACGCCGTTCATAAAACTATTGAAGACAAGAAGAAGCCCCAGCAATCGTTAGTGCTGAAAGACCAAATTACATGGGTAAAGGAAACTAAGAAGCTTCTTAATCTTGATAATCATTCCACTTTAGGTATGCTTCAAAAAATAGCTGACCCTCTTGGATTGCCATTGCCCGAATTTGTTGATGAGGAAGCGGCACTACCAATATCAGAGCTTCTCAAACAGAAAGGAATTATGAATAAAAAAGGGAAGCGTATGAGTGGACAAGAGGGAAACAGAAGATTGCTTGAAGCCGGATTGATAGAACAAGTGACAAGACATAGCAAAAGCAAAGGGAAAGACGTTCCTCAATGGATTATCACAAAGAAAGGTGAGAAATATGGGAAAATGCACCAACACAAAGACGCTTCATTCCCTTCTCCTATATGGTTCTTAAAAACATCGAATGAATTGCTGTCATTAATGAATGTAGCATAACCTTAAAACTAATTCTTGCTCACCTTATAAACGAGGTGAGCAAACCTTATTCAATTCGTTTGAGTGAAATAAAAAATTTTAGTTCACTTGATTTACAACGAATTGCATTTTAAATAAAAGACTAAACAAATATTCATCATGGAAAGAAATACAACACCCGCTAAGAAGAAATACGACCTTAGCGCAATAGACGAATTATTCAAACATAGCATAACACCCGAAGAACTTAGAGGGGAGCTTATCGAACTGGTGTTTGATTACGCACAATACGTAGAGGAAGGCGCTACCGACTTGTTCAAATGTCACATGGGTACACTATATGTGCTATATAAGGCTTTAGAGGATGTAAAAGAATTAGAGACACCAAGCTAATACCCTCACCAAAACAGCAAGCGGTATAACCCAATGGAGAACCCGTTCAAAGCGTTCTAAACGTTCCATTGGATAACTTGGAAAAGGCGGCAATAGTCCATGTAAAGGACATTGTCCGCCAATTCAAGCAATTCATCTATGTAATCCCTTTTTCGCATCACGTTCAAGTTTTCTACGTTGTTGGCGGTTTATACCATTTGCTATGGCAAGGCTGTTCAGCGTCTCTTTCTGTTCGGGAGAAAGCATGTTATATACTTCTTCCCGTGATTTGCCTGATAAAATGGCTTGTACTATTTTCCACATAAGCTACGTCTACAATGTTCACACAAAAATTTCTTCGCTACCGGGAACATCTTCTGTCCCACATATCCGCTAAGGTACTGCGCCTCTTCCCCGTATGGGTCGATGCCGAACGCCCGTGAGATATGCCGACATAGATGCCCCTTTTCATGGTCGAAAGAGTTTTGAAACTCTGCCGGGGAAGAAGTAAGGGCTATAACCATTACGGTCTGCCTGTTTCGGATATTAGAGTAAGTGATACCCGTATTCAGATTGCAGGAGCGCATGTTCTTATAGGCATTCGCCAAATCCATCCCCCTGCATCCTACCCGCTGAAGGTCGGCGATGATACGGTCGGTATAATAGCAGTCCACCGCATAATATACCCTTACTTCCCAATCATAATCCGGTATGTAAAATTCCTGTATTATCATAGGCTACATCATCTGTTCCCACATGATAGGATTGCCGGAGCCTATGCAGTCGGCATAGAACCGCGTGAAAGGCATTCCATTGTAAGCGTCCACATCATCTATGTAATCCTTAATGAACAATGCGAGATGGGCTTCGTCAGTGATAGAACTTTTGTAGTAATCCGACTTCGCCATGTTTGCCACGTAAACGCTGTCGTACCCTGCATCCTTCTCCAGGTTTATACTGTACTTTTTAAGAAGTTCCTCTACCTGCTCTTTGCTGATTGGTTCAAGTTTTTCCTCCTTGCCCGTAGATTTGTTTTCCATCTTCATGCGGGAAACAGCCCATAGGCACATCTTCTTGCTGAAATGCCATCCGTACTGGCTGAGATAGTCAGCCATTGCAGGCGGTATTCTGTCGTATGTATCTAATCTTTGTTTCATATTTTCCTGATTTTAAGTGATTGGCAAAAGAGGGGAATAATCCCCTCTCCATTACATGAACTCTCCGTTGGCGCGTCTGCGTCTGCGTTCGCCCATATCATCACCGTAAGGCTGTGAATCGCGGCGTTCGTTGTAAACCGGATATTCCGGGAAGTAACCCGGCATACGGCGTTCGCCCATATCTGAGCCGCCGCTATAGCTTCCACCGCGTGAACCACCGCTGTTACGATAGCCCATTTCACCGCCCTGCATTTCACGCATGGCTTTCTCGTAACCATGACGGCAACCCTCTCTATAGGCTTCTTCCATAGGATTACCGCCTCTCATACCGAAGTCACGGTCATATTCTCCGCGTCCTTCTTCCAATATTTCCCACATTCCCATATTATTTCTTTGTTTTAGATGTTTCAGCAACTCCGAGCTGTTCCATAAGCCGTTTGTTCAATTCCATAAGGTCGGACATGTTCTTGCTCATTTCCGCCATTTGCCCTTTCAGAGATGATATTTCCTGTTCCTGACGTTGTTTCTCTGCAAATTCAGGGTTCAAGAGCGTCAGCATCTTGTCACATCCCGCAATGACGGAATTGTGGAAGTCCATGCTATTGATAATGTCTATGCTTTTCTGTTTCATAGAAGCGACCTCGTTGTTCATCGCATCACGAGAGCATGACACTACGATATTGCCGTTCTGTCCGAAGTCGGCTATATCCATGCCAGCAGGTAGATTTTGGAAAGTCGTGTTCTGCCCGTTGATACAGACAACGACGTCCACAACCATTTCCATTTGAGGCAACTGTCCCATAGGGGATGCCATAGGATATTTCGGCTTAGGAGCGGAAACGCTGACTACCGGACCGTATTCGATAAACGGGTTAGCATCCTTATGAAGTATATACAACTGGTTATTGGTACGAAGTGATTGAAACATATTGGTTTGATTTTAAAGGGGTGTGGCTATTTCCATTTTGGAAACAACCACAAAGCCCCATGTTAACTACTTGCTCTTTTGAGCGGTTGCTTCTGCTGTCGGAGTCGGTGCCGATGCGGTTGTCGGACGATACCCACCGTTAACAAGGAACAGTTCGTTGGTGTACTTGTTATAGTGGATTTCGTAGATACCCGTTCCGGCAAGGTTGCCGACAGTCACCGGCTCATTGTTGTAAGCTAGCAACGGTCTTGTATCCCCGTTAGTCCCTATCAGTATCGGGAGTGTAGCAGTCGTGCCGGCTGGTATTGCCTGGCGGAGACTGACATAGAAACCGCCTACATAGCTTCTGTTACGGAACGCATGGTTAGGCAGCTCCAAAGTCACGTTCTCCGTGCCGACCGTTACGGCTACCGTAGGAAGGGTATTGAAATTAGCCCTTCCAATAGTAGGGAACAAGAAAGGAAATCCTGTAAAAAAGTTAGGCCACATAATTACCCCCTTTCTTACCGGAATTAACCCCAGTAGTTGTTACAACCACAACCGCTACGCCCATACATTGCATCACCGGCGTAAGCACCGAAAGCCGCAGCACGGAAACAATCTGTGTTGATGGCTTGAATATTAGGGTAAACAACCGGAACAGTGTTAGGCATCTTGCATTTTATTCCATCGACATCGGACTGCAATGCCTGCAAGCCTGCTGCCAAAGGAGCAATCTGTTGTCCTACTGAATTCAGGATAGTAGCATTCTGGTTACGTTGGGAGATTTCAGCAGTCAAAGTGGCTTTTTCTGCTGTAAGAGCCGCAATCTTGTCCTGCAATGCCTGGTTCTGCATAGCGTCCAACTTCGCAAGGATAGCATTGGTATTGGCGGTCGCACCGTCACGCAATGAAAGAGCATTCTGATTGGCCGTGTTGACAAGCGCGTTGGTCTGATTGCACATCGCAAGCTGGTTCTCATAGCCCATTGTGGTAATGGCGTTCTGAGTCTTGCAGCAGCAATCTGCAATCTGAGTAAGAACAGCCTGATTTCCGGACTGGAATGCGTTGATGATTTGCTGGCTTGACATGCCCACCTGATTTCCTACATTGGCGATAAGTCCCTGGATGTTGCACAGGGCGCTCTGTAACTGTTGGGTAGAGCAGTTCAAAGAAGAAGCAAGCTGGTTGATGGCATTGCCATTGCCCTGAATGGCTGACATCAGGTATTCACGACCGACATCACCGTTAAGCTCGGCAGGCAGACCGCCACCATTGCCAAAGCGGTTGCCAAAGCCGTTGCCGCCCCAACAGAACCACAAAAGGATAATCCAGATGAACCACCACGAGCCGCCCCATTGGTCTTGGCTGCCACGTCCCTGGTTCAGTAAAGCGAGAAGTCCGGGGTCTACACCCTTGCTTCCCATCAAGTTGGGCAACATAGCCATGATGTCGAATTTGCTTCCGCCACCATTTCCGTTGTTCCCGTCTTGATTGAAGACATACGTTCTTTCCATAGAGATTTATATTTTGTATTACGGTCAAAATCAACCGCATCACAAAAGTATAAATACCGATACTGCCATGAAATCAGTTGTTTCCCAACGCTTTCCTAATGTTTTCCCAATATATTCTCAACATTTTCCCGCCTTCCATACGTTCTTGAAAATTGGAAATCATGTAGTTTATCGCGCGTTTGGTCTTGTGAATTTTAGGAGCTATCTGTGAAGGGTACATTCCCCTTTCAACAAGCAACTGTACAAGCAGATAGCGGGCGTCTACGGTTTCCGTATCCTTATCCGAAGATAGTATTCGGCTGGCGGGTATTTCGGTCTCCTGCGCCACGAGATTAATTGTTTCGGCAAAGATTTCTGACTTACACATAGTTTTTCTGAATTTTATATTTATCTTTGCCCTGCCACATAAAATATTTGATTATATACGAACAAAGCATAAGATACCGTGTTGAAGATATTAAAGCCTCCAACGTGCGGTGTCTTATGCTTTTTTCAAATTTTTATGTGGCAATAATTATTTGAACGTTGGGGGCTTTCTTTTTACTCTAAGCCCCGAAAGAGTGTCAGCTACAAGCCAACTTCTACATCGTTAATTTCTTTCTTATCTTTATGGTGAGCCAAACAATTACGAACAAAACACATGTCAGATTTATCGAAATGCTGACACCACCGTAATTGATTTTAAATTTTTCCCACCACGACAGTTCCCTCTCTACCGGATAAGGTTTGGGCACTTCAATCCTTCTTATCTTTTCGATAAAATACGGCATTTTGACCGTTACCGTAGCATGAGGATAAATGCCCAATGAATGGTTCAATATCCCGTTGCTAAATGAAGCATAGCTGTAGGCATACGGATTGCGAAGGAATGACGTTGTATCGGCAACAGATACGCTGTCCTTGTACGGTATCAGCTTCTCTTGAAATGTGGTGTCATGGTATATTATGCTATCAAGAACCTTTGTTTCAACGGGCATGTAAACAGTCCTCGTTCTACAGGAACACACCGTCAACACAAGAAACACTATATACACTAACTTCTTCATAACTTCAACAGATAATGATTAACAACCATGCCTGCACATATTGCGGCAACTCCATACAGCAAGTCTGCTTTGTTCCACTTACCGTTATAGTAGTGGCAACGGTCGCTGTTCTCCTTGATAAAGAGCATCAGCAGTGCAGTGCTGCCACCGAATACTATGGCGGTGGATAGATAGACCACCGCACCTAAGATATTATTTATCATACCATAAATAATTAAACAATTAGAAAACATTACACCGAAACTCCACTGGCATCTATCCATAAAGAACCGTTCCACCATATAGGCTTGCCAAGTGACGTATCATAAAAGGAAAATCCAAGGGGAGGAGATGAAGGACGCTCTGATGTAGAGCCTATAAACTTATCATCAGATTTCAAAAGCCACAGAGGTATAGAATAATTAATTTCGTAATCTCCGATATGTAATAGTCCTTCCTTAGACCATATATTATAATATCCAGGTATCACACTGTTAGTTATTGCACTTTCTCGTTTTATATTTTTAATTACAGTGTTATTTACTGTAAATACTTTTACTTCCGTCGGAATATTATAATCATCTATAGTGTCTACAAATAAATTAAGGAATGTGAACATTATAGGCTTTTCCGTATATAAGTTTTTTATAGATAATGCTATGATATTGGAGTTTATTCCCTTGCAAATCAAATAATATTTGTCTTCCTTTTTATATAATTTAATATTTAAAGTAGAAAGTTCATCATCATGGCTTATTTGATTCAACCAAACATATCTTGGCTTTTCACTGTCTTCGGAATAAGTTTTCGAAAGATTTACCTTAGATATAATATCATAAGCAAAATATCCATTTTCAAGCTTTCTATAAGAATCATACCATACAAATTCCAATGAACCTGCTATTGGCATTTCTATAGCAGCAATTATAGTATATTTCTCCCGTTCTGTATTAAAATTAACACATATACTACTATCTAAAAAACTATTATAAGTTAATTGACCTAATTTATTCATAACTAAAAATTTAGAAGAATATTATACATTGCCTCAGAAGTTCTGTCTATTTCAGGAGAAACCCATACATCCATTGAATCAATCATTGAAGCATAATGGGATAGAATATTCAACCACTCTTTCCAAGCTGTTATATAAATATAGCCTGTTGTATCCATCGGAAGAGTCCGGTCATCTACACTGTACATACCATTATTATATTCACTGAAACCTGTTTCTGTGATAGTCATTGAAGTGTATCCCCTATCGACAAGATAATCAAATTGAGTTCTAAACTTATTGTGAGCCTTGATTATATCACTTTGTTTAGGCTTATATCCCAAATCATTATTGCCCTTTGGAGACAATGACGGATATAGATTAATGCCATACTTGTCAAAATTTGCAGAATTATATTCTTGAGGAGCACCATAAGATTCAATAGATGATGGCATTCCTGTATAATGAGATATTCCACTTTTATAGCCTTTTTTTCTAACCCAATCCGACAGTTCTATCAAAGCGGAAGTCCATTTGTAATTATTATATACATTAGGAGTCTCATTGGATAAAAATATATTTTCAACAGGAATATTGTTAGCCATTAATTTATCAATTTTATCCTTTACCATATTGGAATATTCAAGGATCCTATCATCTGATAAATCATCTGTTCTAACTTCAAATCTAATATTATACATAAA